TTTAGAAACCCTACGATTTACGCTTAAAGATTTTATTTCTAATGCAAGTGTTTCAGCAGTTGTATCTCGTTGTTTTGTTGTTTGTTTACGACGGCGTTCTAATACTTTATTTATTTCAGATTCAATAGCTTCTCGCTTTCGAATCGTCGTAAACATTTCTTCAGTAGCATCTTTATTTTCTTTACGTAATGATTTAATGCGTTGTAGTATTTCTTCTTCTCGTTGATAGAGAATATTTAACTCTCGTTGCTCGTCGGGTGTAAGCGCCATAAACTATAAGTTCTAATTAACGTTTAGCCATTTTTGCTATATATTCATATGCATCTATACGCTTCTTTTCAGAAGACTTAGGCTTATACCCTTCAGGATTTTCTTCTGACATAGCAATTTTAGTAAACACTTCTACATCGTGCTGTAAATCTTCTACGGACTTTTCGAAACGTTCGAATGAAGCTTTTAATTGCGGATCCTTTTCTAGTACCTTTAATTGTTTTTTAAGACGGCCACTAATTAACTTTTCTAAGAAGCCGCTAAAAATACCTTCATCAATTTTATTGATTTGTTCTAATGCCCGTTGTTCCAGTTTGTTTGACATTGCATTATCCTTTTTTATAAATATGTAATCACCGGAACTTAGGTGGTGATGATTTACTGTTGGATCGTGCTGATTTAGACGCCTTTTCTTCTGCTTTACGTCGTTCATCAAATATCTTTTGTATTTTACGAATATAAAATGTACGTAAATAAACGGGCAGACTGCGTGCTTCTGTATACGAAAAGCCTTTTCCGTAATATACTAGGTCAAATAATTGTTCTTGAACTTGAAGTTTATAACTCGGCGTCAGGCCAAAAAAAGTCCAATCCGATTGCAAATGAAGTACGAAAGGGCTCAAGAGTGGCCTCATCCACTACGTATACTGATAAATCCATATCTGGTGTTAACTCTTTTAAGAAGTTACGTACACCTCTAGCATCGATTGCTAACATGTTATCAACAAACTTTCGTATTGTACCTGTTTCGCGATCTCCATCGACTTCTGTAATTATATGTTTTAATAAAGTGGTTGCAGATGCATCCTTGCCTAGCTTTTGTAGTCCTTTATTTTCTGCATCGATTTTCTTTTGTATATGACCATTAACTAGTTGTACTTTAACTTTCCGTTTAGATGCTGGCAATTCATAGTCGTATTCAGTCTCGCCTTTTTTAATAACATCCCAATCAATTTCCTTTTCCTTAAGATCAGTAAGGTCAATTGATATATCTTGCTCATTACCGGACGGGGTAGTTACTTTAGCATCATATAATTTGCCGTAGCCTAATACACGTGCCGCTACCATAATTGCATTTTTATCACCGACAAATAAATCATCGTATGGCACTTTAGTAACGATAAGTGATTTAAATAATTTATCTAGAACAACGCCTTGTTTGATAAACGACTGATTAGTAAGTATATCCTCTTCTTTAGCAGTCATATACTTCATTTCAAGTTTACCATTAGATAATGGATGACCGTCGGGGTATAATAATCCTTTAGATGGTAGTTCTATTATTTCAGTCGGAAAATCATGAACCTCTTGTTTTGTTTCTTTTTGAGATTCGTATTGAGCAATTGCAGCAGCTTTTGCCATTTCATCTGCTGGATTACTTTTTTTGGGGTAATCGTCGTTAACTTGTGCCATTAATACTCCTAATAACTTTTATATAAATATGATTTAGAATGTAGAAATCCCGCCTTACGACGGGATTCCTTTTCATTTTATTTGAATTAGTATTAGTACTGCAGTATTGCGTAATCGTACTTAATGGTCAATTCAATATTGAGCGGGTCTTCTGTTGACCAATCCATGTCACCAAACGTTGCTGACGAAATAAATGCACCTACAAGCGTCCACTCTTCAACCTTATCACCGACTGGTCCTAAAGTATTAAATGTTATATTTCTCTTGTAGAAGTCACTATATCCATCACGTCCGGTTACAGATTCGTGGTGCAATCTAACCCATTCCATTACAGCTTGAGCTCCGGAAGGAACAATCGGATCATATAAAGTAACGGTCACATCTTGCCATCTCGATTTGCCTTTCAACTTCCTTTCAACGTTGATGTGATCAAGAATGACCTCACCTTGGTCGATAGAAGGACGTGAAGCGGCTTTAATGAGATATGCAGGAATACCGTCAATATACATAATGAAACGATTTGAAACTTTTGGTTCATATGCTGTATAGAATATTTCTGTTGGGTCAAGTAATTCTGCCATCTTATTTTACTCCGTTATCATTTATTATAAATATGCCAACATGCCTATTATTCTGGGAACGCAGCACCGGTCGGAAGTATGTTGAAGTCAATCAATATAAATTCTGCCGTTCTGGTCGGTTGCAGATAAATCTGTCCTACTAATTGATTTCTATCAATTACGTCTGGAGTATTTAGAGACTCATCCATTACAACTTTAAATGCATATAAGCCTTGGCGCTGTTGTACATTATCAAAGTAAGGATTAACGATACTTAAGAATCTATTTCTTGTTACCGTTGTATTTTGCTCAAATACCAAGAACTTAGAAGCAGATGCAACAAACTTCTTAGCAGCAATTAACAATCTACGTACATTAACTCTATCTAATGCAGACGCCTTCTTCTGCAATGTCTTTTGTCCATATACCACAATACCGGTATTTGGGAAAGATGCGATAGGATTAATATTTGCTTCATACAATGTATCTCTATTAGATTGAGTCAACTTGCGTTCAACCGATACAGCTGCATCCATACCACCTCTATTCAAGCCGGCAGGTGCAAACCAAGGTGCAGCAACGCGATCATTAAATGCATATACTCCAGGAATTAATACTCCCGCAGGTACCCATACATTTTTACCTAACTGCGTATCTGCTACTTTTACCCATGGCCAATACATTGCAGCATAGTTAGTACTACGCAATTGGTCGGATTGTGTTGTTACTTCTTGTAACGTCGTAGCACCATATGCATGTGGATCAATAATTAAGAACGCATCTCCGCGGTCTTCAACAACCGTAAGCGCCGTTTCAATCAATGTTCCATGATCTGCATGTGACCGGACCAAACCAGGTAATCCTAACAAGTTAAAGTCGTACTCATCAGCATTCTTAAGGACGTTAATTGCATCATTATATGCAATCTTACCATCATTATTTGATGTAGGATTTAATCCTTGTACATTTGCATTTGCAATATTCTGATACATTTGACGTGGATGTGTCACGTTACCATCACTACCTCCTTGGAATGAACCAGATCCTAACACCGGAATAGATCCGGAATTTGCAGGAACGCGTACGGTACCATTCTCATCCAAGTAGTCAATAGTTTTACGTAATACTTCAACACGTACATATCTAGACTTGTTTGGATAATCACCATTAGTTTGTACATATGGTGTTGCAGTATTACTACCTTGTAATGTAAATGACTGATCGCCTATTCTCTTAGCAATATAGTTTGGAGAATTAGGGTCTAATGTCAAGTTACTGTATGACTCTAAGATATTTTTTGTTCTACTTGTATCATCGCCCTGACGAATCTGTAAATCAAATGTACCACGTGATGTGTTTCTAGATGTTACTTCCCAACGTACATTGTTGTTAGTACCATTAGCCAATGTATTATTTGTACCTTCAGTTGCTGTATAGCTGTTTTGATCAGCACCGTCAGATAATGTATGTAATACAAATGCCGGTTCAAATGTAGATACTTGATTGATACCTCCTCCTACTGTCAATATTGCAGGTGATTCAAATGTTTGAGGTGTTGCCTGTGACGATGTTTGGGCTGTAATACCATTACCTGTAATACCGATGTTGGCGCCGCTCACAATCAACGTTGTTGTATCAGCCGTTGCTGTTAGTAATGAACTTAAATCAGAGCCGTTGATTTCAGTAACAAGATTTGCTACAGTACCAGCACTGTCAGACCCAGTTGCATAATAATATGTATCAGTAGTAGTATTATCAGCAAACAGTAACGGACTATCTGGCTGTACTGCTACGAATGTATATGTATCAGAACCGTCAGTAAACTTAATTGCTTGCTTATAAGCTAAATTTGATAGATCAAAACTACCAGTAGAATATGCACCGTCAATATCTTGACCGGTATTATATAATACACTAGATGATGCATGACTATATTCGCCGGCAAGTACACGTATAACAGTTAGTGTATCTGCATACTTTAAGTACTCTTGTGCTGCATAGTTAGTTAAATACTTATAACTATCTCTAGTTACGCCGGAGCCGGATAAAAACGCGCCTCCAAATTTTTGTTCAAATTCCGAATATGATGTTACTACGGTCGGAACGCCCGCAGGTCCTCTTGACGTCGGTCCGATTATAGCAGCACCGATGCCAGCAACTGCCGTGGGCAATACCGATTGGTCTACTTCTTTCGTGAATACGCCAGGAGATACAATTTTTTCTACTGCCATTGAAATGCTCCTATATTAGTTAAATTTCATATAAATATCGGAGCAAAAAGCCAAACCTTTAGTTTGTTGGCTTAAATTCTCCGGAGGCGACGTCTACCGTACCATCACCATATTTTTCAGTCAATGATTGTATCAATTGACTTTCTTTTTCTTGCATTTGATTGAATCTAGTACGTAACATTTCTTTACTTTGAGCTAGCTGTTCTAACCGCTGATCCGCCAAAAATGTTTCGGCTTCGATCTGACCTAATTGTGTTATGATCTCTGAACTCTGGTTTCTGAGATTTTGTATTTCTGTAAGCTCTTCTTGTGAGAATTTTTTTGTTTCCATTATAACTTCCTTTTTAATAAATATTGCTTAATAGCCGTTAGGCGGTGGATTATCTACATTTACATCAAATGAAGAACGTTCATTTGAAAACTTTATATGTTTAACACTTAAACGTTTTTCTAAATTAGATCTACGTAATTCGTATGGCATCATCAATGCAGCATTGGTACGTAAATTTAATGTACTACGTACTAATCTATCCTCACCGGAAGCATTAATAGTCTCAAATGATGTATCAGATATATATGTAGTAAACTTCCAGGACGTACCCCATGCAAATCCATTGGTAGGTATTATCTGTTCAATAATCTCATTCATCTGCTGTTGATATTCTGTCCATATTAACATTTCATAATTTATTTCTACATATTCCGGTACTGGTGCAATATAAAATTCTTGCTTAGGCTGACGGCCTTGCATTACTGCAAATCTGTCATATGCATTTGATTTAGTAAACTTGTTTTTAAATGTAAGTGCGTTATCGCCTGGATTTTGATTTACACCTAACGATTTTAGTACATCTCGCTCTGTCACCGCCGACCTTCGTATAGAAATGAGCGGGGTCATTATTTTGCCTTTGGCGTCGTACATAAATCCTTTAGCTTGTATCTGTGCCCATTTCTCTCCGTTAGCATACATTATTGGCACATCCAATACATTATCATTTTCAGTAATCTTCGGTTGTATTTCTTTACGCATGAAATCTATAACCGCATAATCTACATCATAAATAGTACACTTAGGCGTTTTTACTGTATCATTATCTCTACGTACTTCATTAGCACGATTAATTTCTGGATTACGAGAAAATGATGAATACGTTTTATTTAGTTCTGGCTTGCTCATAAGTCTTTGTATAAGTCGTTAATTACATTAATACCGGATCGTACTTCTTCAATATTAAGTCGATTACGTCTGGTGACATGTGCCTGACATATTATTGAAACACTATATCCAAATTCTCCGCGGTCGCCGGTTGTATAACCTATATCAGTCCCAGGATTACGGCCAGACCAATATTGAGTTGATGATACACTATCTATTTCAAAGTATTCGTTATCATACTGTACAATATCACCTTCTTCAACTATTATGTTTCGCTCTGCTAGCGAATCACGTAAAAATGAAAATGTAGCTGTTCTTGTATAATCTAAGCCGTATTCATCTGCATTTGGTGATTTATCGTCCTTAAGTATCAAACAATTCATACGCATGCGACTATAATATACTTTGTTATCAGATTCGCCATATAAATTAACCGCCGTATCTTCTAACGAAAGTTTATAAAATGATACCTCCGTATCTACGTATCTATCGACCAGTTCTTTATTAACTGATCTTATTAAACTCGCATCTCTTGCTGATCCAAATAATGCCATTACTTAATATAAATTTTTAACGGTACCTTGTTAATTTGTACTTGTAACGATTCGGCTTCGGCTTGTTTTCGTTCTAATTGTGCTTGCCGTGACATACTATCTAATATTTCTTTTAGTTCTGTAATTAAGCCTTCTTTTTCAGTCTGCGCGGCTGATATTAGGTCAGAACCATTCAATGTTATTTCTGAGTTAGGTATTGGTAAAGCAGAATACTTTCCACGTACATATCCTAACATTTCCTTGGCTAATGCTAAAGTGTATCGCTTAATCCATTGTCTACCTACACTATTAACATTTGTATATACAATTGTATTATATGGCACGTTTGAATAATCTGATATAGTTCCGGTATTACCTTTTAATGGATTGCTACGATCAGCCTTCTTGATATAATCAAAATAAATTTTATCGGGCGTACTGGATCCAACGCTATCAGGTATTGGAAATATTCTAATCCTATCATTTGATAATTGGAATGAATATGCTGATCTACGTACTATATCATTAAATTCAATTGCTTGCAGTCTTAACATATCTGCAAAGATTGGCTGCATTAAAAACGATACGCCAGGCGAATAATTACCAAACCCAAATG